AAATATCCCCACGAGTGGTAAGCACCTAAACAATTCGGTTGTAGGTGAAAATATATGCCGAACTTACAAGAAATTGTAAGAAGTATGGATAAAAAGCCATGCGATAACATTATTGAGAAGATTTAGGAATCAACGTCAATGTGGCCATGATTCAGTCCACAGAAGCCTTTAAACGTTTTGCAAATGGTCAAAGCTGGAACCAGTTAGACTACCAAACACAACAACAAATTCGTTTAATGGCCATTTTAGAACAGGCTACAGCTAAGTATGGCACGACCTTGTCACAATCAGTAAACGGGCGCATTAGCTTGTTTAAATCATTGCTAAAAGACTCAGCTCTTAATATCGGTAACTCTATGTTGCCAATTATCAATGCCATTATGCCAGTCTTGAACTCTTTTGCCATGGTATTAAAGAATGTTACTGGTAAATTAGCAGAGTTTATTGCCTTGCTATTTAACAAGAAAGCGACTGTTAAAGATGGCGGTGTAGCTAGTGCAGCAAGTAGCGCTGGGGATGCTTTAAAAGACGCAGCAGGCGGAGCTGGTGACCTTGCTGATGCCATGGATGATGCAGACGATGCTTCAGGTGGTATGGCTGATAACTTAGACGACACTGCCAAGTCAGCCAAGAAAGCCGTTAAAGAGTTACTAGGTTTGATGGGATTTGATGAGATCAACCTCTTAAACAAAAAAGACGACCCTGACGACGGAGACGGCGCTGGCAAAGGTAGAGGCGGTGGCGGTGGCAAAGGTAAGAAAGGAAAAGGAGGGGGCGGTGGCGCACCTTTTAAAGACATCTTACCAGAAATCGAGTTGACCGACATGGACAACCAGTTCAAGAGCATTTTTGATGGTCTTGGAGATAAGTTAAAAGGGTTGTTTGACCTTTTCAAAAAAGGTTTTGATGCAGCGTTTAGACCAGAAGGTCTAGAACGTCTCAAGATTGCCTTAGATCAAATAGCTAAGACACTAGGAGAAATAGCCACTGACCCAAGGGTTGTGAATGCCTTTAACCGAATGACTGAAAAAATCGCTTATGCTTTAGGGCAAGTAGCAGGCTCAATAGCCACTATCGGTTTGGGTATCGGTGTTTTCCTTGCTGAAAGTATTGCAAATGGTCTTGGAAGGCAAAAAGAACGCATTATCAAGGCGCTAGTCGCTTTGTTTGATAATATCGGTAATGTTGCAGAAGCTATAGGAAACATCGCTCAGGCTCTTTCTAGTGCTTTCTACGATGTCATTACTTCGACTGGTGCGGTTCGTATCGGTAGCGCTATTGTGTCAACATTTTTGAGTTTAGGTTCAAAATTTGTTGAGATTGGAAGCAAACTTGCTGGTGATTTATTCAAGGGCTTAGAGCAAATTGTGACAGATAACGCTCCGAAGTTATCAAGTTCCTTACAGGGAGCTTTAGAAGCGATTGCTCCAGTATTTGAAATAATAGAGCAAGCAGTGAACCGTTTCGGTGATGCATTCAGCTGTGTGTATGATGAACATGTTAGTCCATTTATAGAAACTATTTCTAGTGGTATTTCTCAAATTGTATCAGTATTTCTAGATAGTTTTGATAACAATGTTACTCCAGCACTTCAAAGATTCTCTGATGGATTTGAAGATGTATATAGAAATCATATTGGCCCAGCAATTGATTCTTTGAGTCAAGCTTTTGGAGGACTGGTTGATGTTCTTAAACAAGTCTGGGAAGATAATATGCAACCTTTTGCTGAGTTCTTAGCCGATACATTCGGTATCAGCCTTGGTGGGCTTGTCGATTTGCTAGGCGGAGCTATTTTAGAGGCTTTAAAAACCTTAGCGGATACAGTAAAAGCTGTTAGCGATGCTTTCATTGCTTTTTCTGATTGGTGTAAGGATAACCGAGAGATAGTTTCAGCCATGGTCACTGCAATCGGTTTGTTAGCGACGACTTGGCAAGGTATTAAATTCTTGTCTTGGGCTGAGCAAGCTGGTGGTCTTGCAGCGGGAATTAGTAAATTAGGCGGAGCTTTCACTGATTTAGTTGGTGCGGTAAAAGGCTTAACAGTTGATAAGATAAAATCTTTTGCAGAAAGCGTGTATTTGAATACCTTGTATGCAAAAGATTTCGTTGTCAATTCAGGTAAATTGATTGCAGAGTTAGGAAGAACTGCTTTAGAACTTGGTAAAGCAGGACTAGCGTGGGCTACTAATGCAGCACAAATGGGGCTTGCAACAGCGGCAGAAATTGCTCAATCAGTTGCAGCAGGAATCGCATCAGCTGCAACATGGGCACTCAATGGAGCTATTGCGGTATTAACCAGCCCGATAACCTTAGTCATTGCTGCCATTGCAGCTTTGATTGCTATTGGTGTCTTGCTCTATCAAAACTGGGATACTGTTGTTGAGTTCGCTAAAAATGCATGGCAGGGACTAAGTGATTTTATCGGTGTTATTTGTCAAGCGATTGGCGAATTTTTCAGCAGTCTATGGACGAAACTTCAAGAAATCTTTGAGCCAATAGGCCAATGGTTTAGTGAAAGATTCCAAGAAGCATGGGATGCTATTGTGAACATCTTCTCTGGTATCGGAGACTGGTTCTCTAATACATTCCAAGGTGCTTGGGATGCCATAGCTAATATTTTTTCACCAATTGGCAATTGGTTCTCTGAACGTTGGAGTGATGTTACTAACGCTCTATCAAATATCGGAGCATGGTTCACAGATATGTTCCAAAGCGGTTGGGACGGACTTACTAACATCTTTGCTGGTTTAGGTATATGGTTTGGTGAACGCTGGACTGATGTTACCAATGTCCTTTCAGATGTGAATACTTGGTTAGGCGATAAATTCCAACAAGGCTGGGATGCAATTAGCAATATATTTAGCGGATTAGGTTCATGGTTTGGCGATAGATGGGCAGATGTGACTAATGCATTATCCAATATTTCAAACTGGTTTGGTGAGATGTTCACTAATGCTTATAACGCAGTAAAAGATGCTTTCAGTTCTATCGGTGACTTCTTTAGTGGCGTTTGGGAAACTGTAAAAAGTATCTTCGTAAACGCTGGTCAGATGGTCGGTGAGGCAGTAGGCGGAGCCTTTAGAAGCGCAGTTAACGCAGTCCTTGGAACGATTGAAAATGTAGTCAATGGCTTCATCGGAATGATTAATGGAGTTTTAGGCGTTGTCAGAAACTTACCTGGTCTAGGCTGGGTTGGTAGTATAGGTACGGTTAGCCTTCCTCGACTAGCCCGTGGTGGTATCGTTGATAGTCCAACAATCGCCATGATTGGTGAAGCTGGTAAAGAGGCGGTCGTACCACTTGAAAATACAGGATTTATCCAAACACTTGGGCGAGTTGTCAGCGGTGCGGTAGCAGATGCCATGGCTGGTGTAAGTCCACAAGGTGGATTTTCTGGCAATGGCGACATCGTGATCCAGATTGGTGGCCACGAATTCGGACGTGTGGCTATCCAAGAAATTAATAGAGAACAAGAACGTGCAGGACAAGTCTTACTTAACATTTAAAGGGAGGTAAAATGGCACAATTGATAATCAATGGGGTGGCTGTTAAGCCTCCTAAAACTTTTCAAGTCGGTATCCAGGACATCGACGGAGAAACAGGACGTAACGCAAATGGAAACATGGTGCGTGACCGTATCGCAGTTAAACGCAAATTAGATTGTGAATGGGGTATGCTGACTCAAGATGAAATGAGTCAGATTTTAAATGCCGTATCGGCAGTCTTTTTTGATGTTGTATATCCTGACCCGATTCTAGGCCAAATAACCAAGACTTTTTACGTCGGAGACAGAACAGCTCCAAGCTATTCATTCACTGAACAGTTCAAGCCATGGTCTGGTGCTAAGTTCAATCTGATAGAAAGGTAGGTTAGAACATGGATATATTCAGACGAAAGAAATTTGATGAAGCTATGTTGGCTAAAAACCGTGATTTTGGTATCAGAGTAGGGAAGTATTGGAATATTGATATCAAAGAGGCTAGTTTTGATTATGGCTATATCAAAGGTGATACCTACAAGCCAGGGGGGACGTGTGCGGGCAGTGGTAAGATTACGTTCACAAGTATTATCACGACATTCAATAAGCTAGATAAAATAACCCCAAAGATTGGTATTCGTTTAGCTGACGAAACCTATGAATGGGTGAATATGGGTGAATACTTTATCAATGATATTGAAATCGACCGAAATCGTAACACTACTACCATAGACCTTATGGATGGAATGTTTAAGTTGAACCGTGAATATGTCACAGACTTAACATTCCCAGCAGAAATCAGAAATGTAATCAAAGAAATCTGTTTAAAAACAGGTGTCGAACTTGCCAATGAAAACATGGGTCTTGCATCCATGAATTACAGAATCGAGCAGATTCCGAAAGATAAAAAAATGACATTCCGAGAAGTATTAGGGTTATCAGCTCAAATGCTCGGGATGTCTTGCTTTTTCAATCGTGAAGGAAAGCTTGAAGTTAAGGAATTGACTGATTCAGGTATCACAATTACAGCTGATAGCTACTTCATGCACGGATTGACCAAGAGCGAGATTGAGTATCAGATTGCAGGGATAACCTGTAAGAAAGATAAAGAAACGCTCACGGTCGGATTGCGTACAGGTCGCTCATTGGAATTAGACAATCCGTTCATGACTCAATCGATTTTAGATAACCTCTATCACGATATCAAGGACATCAGGTACTATCCGTTTAGCCTGGATTATCAAGGGCATCTATTGCTTGATGTCGGTCAGTGGGTAACAATCAAAACCAACAAGGGGGAAACGTTCAAATCTCCAGTTTTAAGTCAATCTTTCAACTTCAAAGGTGGGCTTCGTGGTCGTATTAGTGCCGACAGTAAAGCTGGTAACGATGCGCAGTATTCGTATGCTGGAACTATTACTAAGAAAATCGAGCAATTCAGTGAGTTTGGAAAACAACTTCAAAACCAAATTGAAGAAGCAGACAAAGGGTTTGATGCCAAGGTTGACCAAATCAAGAAAGACTTCAATGACCAAATAGAACTCGCAAAGGCTAAGGCTGAAGAGAATAAGAAGGCTCTATCAGACGAAATAGACAGACGTTTTCACGATTTCAGTCCAGAAGGATTCGATGCAGCTAAAACAAAAGCAGAAGAAGCTCTAAAGAAAGCTAGTGCGAGTGCTGATTTAGTTGAACAAGTAAAAGGGGTAGCTGATACAACAAGACAAAATTTTGATACTTTCAAAGCCCAAGCATTTTCGAACTTCGCATTAAATAGTGAAGTTGATTACAAATTATCAACTGCTCAAAAAAATAACGACTTAAAATTTGCTGATTACAAGCAAGATACGGAAGGAAGATTTGCTAATATCGCTAGTCAAATGGCAGGCAAGGTCGATGACGTTAACTTTCAACGTGTAAGAGAAACAAGTCAACTATACGAGCGAATTTTAGGTAGTTCAGAGAGTGATGTTTCGAGAAATGCTTCACGTTTGGTTCTGGGCGACCAAAGATTCCAGACCGAAGTTGGAAAGTATGTTACAGATGATAATAACCTGATTGTTAATTCCATGACTATGAATAAGCATACACTTATCGGAAATAGCAATCCTAAAGCTGATATTTCTGTTAATAATGGTATTTTTACAATCAAAGCGCAAGGTCTTACTGGTTATAACTGGTCAGGATTTAGTCTTCCTATTTACGTTAAAAAAATATATAAAGATGAAACCTATACACTCGGATTTAAATATCGTATCAGAGAATATCCTGATAGCACTTTTGCTTTCAATGTCAAAAACCACGGTCTAAACAAAACACTTACATGGTCTAATATTGGCGAGAATAGGCCACCTCTAAACGAGTGGCAAGAGTTTCAAAAGACTTTTACCATGCAAGAAGATTTCGCTTTCGGAGAGGATGCAAACTATCCATTTTATATTTACCTTGCTAAAAATGGCTGGGTCGAGTTCAAAGAGCCTATATTGGTTCGTGGTAGTAGAACAGGAACGTATAAACCTAGTCAATTTGACGATGCTTACAGGCAGACAAAAGAAGCTAAAGAACTAGCAGAAAATGCTCAAGAGAGGGCGATTCAGGTTGCTGAAAAGGCTGAAGAAGCAAAAAGGACAGCGGAAGAAACACGGATACAAGTCACGCAAAAGTTAGCGGAATATAAAGAAACCTCGGATGGCCGTTTTGCAACTATTTCTAGTCAAATAAGTGGCAAAGTTGACCAGAGCGATTTCCAGCGTGTCAAAGAGACAAGTCAGTTATATGAGAGGATTTTAGGTAGTTCAGAGAGTGATGTTTCAAGAAATGCTTCAAGGCTTGTTATGTCTAGTCAAATTTTTCAGACGGAAGTTAAAAAACTCACTGAAAGTAGTTATAACCTTGTGTTTGACCCTACTAATTTCAGTAAGTGGGCGAAGAAACAACCTGAAGCAGATGTTGTCGAGATCCAATCTGGAACTAAGTTACTACGGATTACAAATACTGGTAAGAATAATTCAGTCTATCACGGTTTCACATTACCACTTACTACATCTACATTTACTAAAGGCGAGAAATTAAGTTATCGCATGGAAGTATGGGTGGATGTGTTACCAGATGCACCTCTAGGAATTGAGCTATGGGCAGAAGATGGTGGTATTGCATCTGATAGAGTCACCTTTACAAACACTGGAATACAAGTCATCACAGGTACAATGACTGTTAAAAAGACATCGACCAAATCAAAAGAATTCCCTCTTGAAATTTGGTTGATGAAGAATGGACAGGTCGCTATCGGTCAAGTATCTCTTATTCGTAGTGAAACACCTCCGAATGAATTTAAGGATGATACATCGGCACAAGATGTAGTCACACAAACGAAAGTGACTCAACTTTCTGATTCGTACGCTATCCAAACTTTGACCAACGCTGGAGCAATCGCTTCACAAATCAATACTAACGCAAACAACATCTTGATTGAAGCTAATAAAATCCGACTCAAGGGTAGAACGCTTGCTGATGAAATCACAGCCATAGACGGGTATTTCAAGCGATTGTTTGTGGGAGATGCCAGTGTAGGTACGTTAAATGCGGATATTATTCGCTCAAGTTCGATTTCAGCGGACAAATTGATATTTGATACTGCTCTAGCGAAGAAGCTAGTAGCTAGTGATGTGTTCACTGATCAGCTTGCTGCTAAAACAGCCTTTATCAATAAGCTACGGTCAGTAGTCGTATCAGCAACCTTACTTGAAGGTTACAAAGGTCGTATCGGTGGATTCCAAATCGGTACGCACGATAAAGACCCATCTGTCTACTGGCTAACTGGTATTAACCAATTCGCAGTTGGTATGAGTAATGGTGGCACAAAATGGGGTCAAACTGCTCTTTGGGTTAACTGGGGGAATGACTGGGGAAAACCTGATATTAATGCTTGGTATGTGACACGTATTGGTGAAATGTATTGTAATAATACTGCACATTTTTACAAAACTCCTGTCATTCATGGAGATTTGCGAGTTAGTGGCAATATCTACTATATTAATGACGAGGATAAAACAGGTGGTTACTGGATTTATTCTCCATATTTTAAAAAAATCAACAAAGATAAAGGATATCTATTTCTTTATGATTTTAATGTAAACCCAACTGATTGGATACCTCTTAACAAAGAAATCTCAGACCGTAGATATAAGACAAACATTCAAGATAGCAAGGTATCAGCGCTTGATGTAGTTGATAAACTCAAAACGTACAGTTATCGCAAAGAATACGATGGTAAAATCGAAGATATTTCATGCGGTATCATGGCTCAAGATGTACAAAAATACGTTCCTGAAGCATTTTATGAAAATCCAGATGGTGCTTATTCATATCGCACATTTGAACTTGTGCCTTATCTCATTAAGGCTATTCAAGAATTAAATCAAAAAATTGAAAGGTTGGAAACAACATGAACGAACAAGACAAGCAGATTAGTAGTCTGACGATTAAATCACTAAGCGAACGAGTCAGCAATGAAGCTACTCAGTCAGCTACGCTAGAAGCTCTATACACGGTTACAGCTATGGAACTTGAGCAAATGAAACGAATCATCGAATCAGATGAAGAACTGAAAGCAAAATTTGAAGAAGTGAAATTGAAAGGACAAAATTAATGGAAGTAAATAACTATTCATTGGCTACTAAGCCATACACTCGTGGAGCAGGGAATCAAATCACTACAGTAGTTGAAATTCGACTACAGGATGGCAACCGTTACAGTACCAACCAACGTGAACTCGTTGGAGACCGCACTCAAGATAAGGAAGAAACACTTATCCAAGCGGTTCTTGACGTTCTTAAAGCTGAACTAGATCCAGGTTCAGCGATTGTCCAAGCTCAATCTAAAATCGAGCAAGCTGAACAGAAGCTCACTCAGACCGAAACCAAACAGAACCAACTACTTGAAATCACTGAGAAAATCAATAAGGTAGTTCGTGTTATGGCTCAAGATTCAATTATGGGTGAGAAAATCGCTTACGGTACTACTTATAAGGAACTTGTTGACCTCTTTCCACTTGTTAAAACTGGTGAGAGCTACGCTCCTGGTTCAATGTTTGCGATTGAAGACCCTGAACACGTTGAATTGAATGGTGAAGGGAAACGCATCCTTATTCAAACTAACCAACAATTCATCTATCAGGGTGAATCACTCAAACAACTTGAAGGCTCACCATCTCAAAATGGGATTCTTGCAGTTTGGAAATGGGATGCACCTAAAGCCAATAGTGAACTTGAAACACAACCTGTTCAATAGGAGGTGTTTATGCAAGATTTAGCATTTCACGAACTAATAGAGCACCTCAAAAACCTATCTTACAGCCCATATATTCATTTCTTTTTTTGGTTAATGGTACTGGACATTGTGACAGGTTACATCAAGGCATTTAAAACTAAGCGTTTTGATAGCAAAATTGGAACAATGGGATTGATTCGACACTTCATTGTTTTTGCAGTCATCCTGCTTGTTGCCATGTATGCCCGTTCGCTTGGTTTTCGAAGTTTTGGGATTGCTTGGACGATGTTCTTTGCTTTCAATTATCTGTTTTCAGTAATTGAAAATTGGGAAATTATCGGTCTTGCTTTCCCTGAATTTTTGAAACCTTACATTAACCAGCTAAAGAAAGATAATGCTAGGAAAATCGGGCAGTTATTGGTTAATATAGACCAAAAAGACAAAGTAGAAGTAGAACTTGAAGTAAAGGAGAAAGACGATGCAACAAATCAATGAAATTTTAATTAATGGTGCTATCAGCGTTCTAGTTATCTTGGTAGGTATCGCAGTTAAGGCTGTCAAAGAATACCTGGTTCAAAAAGGTGGAGAGAAAACCATCAAGATAGTTGAAATCCTTGCTAAGAATGCAGTCAATGCAGTTGAGCAAGTATCTGCTGAAACTGGATATAAAGGTGAAGAAAAGCTGGAACAGGCACGTATTAAGATTCGTGCTGAGCTTAACAAGTACAATATCCACATGACCGACAGCGACCTCGATACCTTTGTTGAGTCAGCAGTCAAGCAGATGAATGATGTTTGGATGAACCAATAATATTTGAGAACCCTTTTGGGTTCTCTTTCTTTTTGAAGAAAGGAGGTAGCGCTTGAAAAAGGTTATTGAAAAGAAATTAACTATTTCACCCAATAATAGAGATGTAGATAGGCTCTATCAAGAATTTTACAGTAAAGATAAAGGCATTGCTGAATTCAAATTTACGCTTGATAGTTTGACCGCTACTAAGGTTATCTGCTTATTCTATTTCAAATGCACTAAGCGGTATAAAGAAGTGGAAGCAGTAATTGAAGAGAATTCATTCACGGTTCAATTTGATACATCGTTGATCACTACGGATGAACCTGTCATTGGCTATATCTACTTTGAGAAGGTAGAGCAATCGGCAGACGTGTATAGCTTTTTATTTAACGTCCATGTAAGCGAGATCGATAGGGCGGTTAAAACACCACTCATTGAACGTGAATCAGGGCGAATTGTTAATATTAAAGATGTAGTAACCAAGCAAGAATTGGACGAACTCTTTGCCAAAATCAAAGAGCAAGGTGGAACTTATGACGATAGCAATATTCGTAGTGAAATAAGCCACATTTCAGCCGATATTGAAGCCTTAAAGACAAAGGCAGATAAAGATACCGTCTATGATGACAGCGCACTTAGAGAGCGTGTAGTGGCTTTAGAGAACAAGACAGATAATGATACTGTATATAACGATACAGAAATCAAGCAACGCTTGGAAGTTTTGGAACACAAACCAAGTGTAAATACTAGCGAATTAGTTACCAAGCAAGAATTGGAAACTAAAGGCTATTTGACTAAACATCAGAGTTTGGAAGAATATGCTAAAAAAACAGAAATACCGCAACCGTACAATGATGCAGAATTAAAAGATCGGGTAAGTCGATTAGAAAGCAAGCCAGCTATTGATACCTCAAATTTTGTAACAAACGAGGTATTAAATAGCAAGGGTTATCTAACACAACATCAGAGCCTAGAGAGTTATGCTAAGAAATCAGAAATCCCTCAAGCGTATAACGATACTGAAGTTAAGCAAAGACTTTCTGCTATTGAGCAAAAAGGGGAAAGCTACGCAACTAAAGAACAACTTGCATCTATTCCTAAAACTCCTCAAAAATTGAGAATCGAAGGAAATACCCTCATCTTATCTGATGGTGGTGGCAACGTAACCCTACCAACCGCTACTGGCTCAAATAACCAAGCAAACCAGTATGAAATACACGGTACTGGTATGCCAAATGGTAAGGTTGAAGCACCAGTCGGGACAACATACGTCGATACCGCTGTAACAAATGGTGCTTTGAAATGGATTAAACGTACCCCTTCGGGAAACCAAGGTTGGGCTGTATTGGATGGTGATACTGGTTGGAGAAAAATAAACGTGCTGTCTAAATTAGGTAATTCTTACTTACAGGTTCGAAGAGTTAATGATACAGTATATTACCAATTCGGTGGACTACAATGGGGTTGGTTCGGTATTGTTAGACGTAGTAATCCAGCGTTTATAGCACACCCGGGCAACCGCGACAAGAAATGTTTCCTTATAGCAAACGGTGGTATACCTTCTGGATATAGAGCTTCCAGTTCACTAATCGGTCAAATTTTCAATGACGATGGTATTCCATATGGGACGTGGTATGTAGGCGGTTATGGTGATGCAAATCATTTACGATTCCAATTCACAGACCCAGTCCCTACCGATAAAGATATTGGGGATATTCGGGTCTCAGCAATATCTTACATCACAGATGACCCGTGGCCAACAACATTGCCATAAATGAAAGGAAATTAAAATGGTAGAAATTGACAAAAGTAGATTAAGAACGAATCTCCCGCAAGTCGGGGTGCAACCATATAGACAAGTACACGCTCATTCAACGGGAAACCGTAACTCAACCGCTCAAAACGAAGCGGATTATCATTACCGTAAAGACCCTGAACTCGGGTTCTTTTCTCACGTAGTCGGTAATGGACGAGTGATGCAAGTCGGGCCTGTAAACAACGGAAGTTGGGACGTTGGGGGCGGGTGGAATGCTGAGAGTTATGCAGCAGTTGAATTAATTGAAAGCCATTCAACTGAAGAAGAGTTTATGACAGACTATCGCCTTTACATCCAACTACTACGTGACCTTGCTGATGAGGCAGGCATTCCTAAAACACTTGATACTGATAGCTTAGCTGGTATCAAGTCGCATGAATACTGTACGAATAACCAACCAAACAATAACTCAGATCACGTTGACCCTTATCCATATCTGGCAAAATGGGGTATCAGTCGCAGTCAATTCAAGCACGACATTGAGCACGGTCTAGTTGTTGAACCAGGTTGGAAGAAGAACGACACAGGATACTGGTATGTACGCTCAGACGGTTCTTATCCTAAAGAGCAGTTTGAAAAGATTGACGGAACATGGTACTACTTCGATGGTTCAGGTTATATGCTTGCAGACAAATGGAAGAAACGACCAGATGGCGCATGGTACTACTTTGATAAGTCTGGCGAAATGGCTACTGGTTGGAAGTTAATCTCTAACAAATGGTACTATTTCAAAGATGATGGTGAAATGGTTACTGGCTGGGTTAAGTACAAGGATACTTGGTACTACCTAGATGGTAAAGAAGGCTCAATGGTATCTAATGCCTTTGTGAAATCAGAAAAAGGCTGGTACTACCTGAAAGAAGACGGCACACTTGCCGATAAGCCTGAGTTCACAGTTGAACCTGATGGCTTAATTACAACAAAATAAAAAAAAATTCAAATAGAAAGTTCAAATTAATTATACCTATGAACCGCTGGCGTTTGCTGGCGGTTTTTTTGTTTGCTCTAAATGTATTTTAGTCTAACTAATCATTATCAATTTGACCAAAATACAAAAACAACGCTAAACCCTTAAAAGTCTAGCGTTATCGTCATTTCTTCTTTCGTGACAACAATTTCTTTTATGACAGATTTTACAATTTTTGAAGCATCTTCATAGCTTAATTTTTCGGGGTTAAAATCCTTTAAAAGTCTAGCAAGTTTTCGTTGCCGTAAATTGATTGTGTTTTTCTTTTTGCTTTTCAGTTGTTCTTCTAAAAATGCTTTTTCGATTTTTAGTTTTTCGTTTTTGGCGTTTAATTCTTTTCGTGTGATGATCTCGTCCAAGTATAATTCGGTCAGCTTTTCAAGTCTGTTATTTAATTTTTTCAGTTGTTCTTTTATTTCTTCAACTTTCATTGTTTCATCATTTTTGGAAAGCGTTTCTTTGCGATATTGTGGTTCTAATTTAATTCTTGATAACTGCTTCAAAACATTGTTTTCTAACTCGCTTTTGTCATACCATTTTGAATTACATCTTTTTGACTTATCTTTATGATACCTATATCTGCATTGATAGCGTTGATATGCTTTACCTTTTCGATTTTTTGAAGTGACATATAAGCCTAAAGAATTACCACAATACCCGCATTTTAACAAGCCTGAAAGCATATACTTAGCTTGAAATGGTCTTGGATTGTTATTTCTTTTCAAAGCATCTATTTGCCGTTTTTTTAGTTCTAATTGCACAAGGTCAAATAGTTCTTGTGAGATAATCGGTTCATGCTGACCGTCATATTTTTGCTCTCTATATTTCACAATACCAAGATATGTTTCATTTTTTAGTAAATACTTTGTTATTGTTTCGCCCCACGGTCTTTTTCTTCCAATATGTCCTTCTTTGTTTAAATCTCTAATGATTTTAACTACTGATTTTCCGTTCAGATATTCCTCGTAGATACGTTTTACAATAAGCGCTTGAGTTGGATTTACGGACAAAATGCCCGTTTCCTTTGAATAGTCATAGCCATAAGGAATAGTCGTCCATGCCATCGTTTTTCCCTTTTTTGCCCGTCCCTCTTTACCTAAAATCATACGTTCTTTTATCTGCTCACGCTCAAGCTGGGCGAATACTGAGAGCATACCGATTGAAGCCTTGCCAAAAGGCGTTGAAGTATCAAAATTCTCTTGTAAGCTGATAAAAGTAACGTCATTTTTTAAAAATACATCTTCGATTAGAAAAAGCGTGTCTTTTTGACTACGGCTAAGACGGTCAAGTTTATAAACTAACACAATATCAAATCTTTTTCTTTTTGCATCATCTATCAAGCGCTCAAGTTCGGGGCGCTTCGTGTTTGAGCCTGAAAAACCGCCATCAATGTAAAAGTCGTATATCTTCCAGTCTTTAATTTTACAATAGGCTTCTAGCTTATCTTTCTGCTCGTCAATCGAGTAACCTTCTTCCACCTGTGACGGGGTAGAGACACGTATATAAATTGCTACTTTGTTTGTGTTTTTCATTGTGTTTACCCCCTATTTTTGATAAAATAGAGTATAAGAAAACGCCCTTTTTAATGGTTGTTTTTTATACTAGATAATCTCACGCTCGCAGTCGCCAAACTTTCAGAGCGTGGGATTTTTTTATTTTAAAAAGCGTAAGAATTAAATTTATTCAAGACCTGTTGCAACTTTAGAGATGAGTAGGAAAGAGCCATCCTCTTGTTTTGCGAATGATAAAACAACACTCTTCAATCCTTTATCAAATGAAGTATAAGAGATTGTTTTGTTTTCGTGATCATTAACTGTGGTTGTGTTAGTATCGCTTGGTTCACCGTGTTCACGAATGACATCATCGTAGTTAGTTCCGCCAGCGCCATTGTTGATAATGTCACCTTGTTTAAGAGCGTCAAATTGTTTTTTTGTCCAGTTGAACTTAGTTTTTTCTTCTTTCTTTGAAGTTTCATTTGATGAACTTGTTGAAATTGTTGTTTTTTCAATATCTTTACTAAGGTTATCAAGTGATTTAGCATACATAGCTTGAGTTCCAAGCACAATTGCCATTGATACTACCGCTATAACTGTACCGATAATAGCTAAAGTTTTTGGTCTTTTTTTATTAACGAATAGACCAATTACCCCTAAAATAAGCGCTAAAATAGCGATAATGAAAGATAAATTATTGATGATAGGCATCCAAGAGCCAATTAAGGCAATGCCTCCAAAAATAATAGCCAAAATACCTAAAACTTTACGTTCTTGTTCCATGAGAAACCTCTCTATCAGCTTTTAGTGTGGATCAGTTATTGCACATTTTTTGATTAAGTAATGATAAATATTCTTCTTTAACCATTGTTTCATCGGCAATGGTTTTTAGATTATAGTATTCCATGAATTTTAAATAATCGAAATCAGACGGATTTTCTAACTGTCCTAAAGCATCTTCTAGCAAATGATGGATCATGTTTCTATCTGCTTCATTTTCGCATTTTATCTTAGCGTTCCTATATTCAGCTTCGGTATGGTCTATATGTCCTAATTCATGCAATATAACTTGTCTTTGTTTTTCGGGTGCTAGATTTTTGCTGACAAATACTACTTTTAACTCATCAATATAAATGCCGTTTCTATTCCATAAATCATTGTCGAAGTATTCAATCTTGACCCCGTATTTTTTACAAATGTCTTCAATGCTCATTTTCTATTTAGATATATTTCTATGATGTTTTGAATGGCTTCAATATCATCTTCATTTAACGGTTTACCGTCAAATGTTTTAGCATTCTCAGCCATTTTGCGTAGGTCTAAATCTGTATATATTTTTGTTTCTACTGAAGTTTCATCACTCCAACCCATAAGTTCAGCGGGAGAAATGCGCAACTTATCAGCAATCTTTTTCAAAACTTCAGGGCCTACTTTTTCTATATCGCCTTTTTCATAACGAAAAATAGTAGATCGTGATACACCTACCGCATCAGCTAAATCATCAGCAGAGATTTTTAATTCTTTTCTCCTTAATTTTATTTTTTCTCCAACGTTCATGATTTTTCCTCCTATATATTACACTTTAATTGTACACTTTTAGTTCCAAAAATGCAATAAAAAAAGTTTCAAAAATGCGATTTTTTTGTTGACATTTACTTTTTAAGGTGTTATACTTAATACAACAAGTCGCATAAGTGCGACAAATAGAAAGGAGAATATATGGTAGATGTTTCAAAATTAAAAGGTAAAATTGTTGAACGCAATACCACGCAAGAAGAACTTGCAAACAAGATTGGTATTGATAAAAGCACGTTTTACCGCAAGATGAAACAAAATGGCAACTTCTCAATCAAAGAAGTGAACCTGATTGTATCAGCTCTCAATCTATCAAAAGATGAAGCTATGTCCATTTTTTTTAGTGAAACAGTCGCATAAGTGCGACAAATAGAAAGGGGATGATAAAAATAACAAGAGCAAATAGAAGATATTATTGGCTACAACTTAAAGAGGATTTTTTTAAAACCAAAGAAATGAAGTTGATGAGAAAACTTCCCGGCGGAGAAGAAATCACGATCATTTACTTAAAAATCATGCTTGTTAGTTTAGCAGATGAAGGAAAAATTTTTTTCGAGGGACTTGCTGAAGATTTAGCTGAAGAATTATCGTTACTTATTGATGAAGATGCCGAAGCAGTCAGAATGGCTTTAATCTTTTTAGAAAATAAAAAATTACTTACAACTTCAGATAACTATCAATATAATTTAGAACAAGTTCCAGAGATGATAGGCAGTGAAACCGCAAGCGCCCGTAGGGTTCGCAAGCATAGAGATAGTCAAAAAGTGTTACATTGTAACACCGAAGTAACAAACCGTAACGGAGAGATAGATATAGAGATAGATAAAGATATAGAGATAGATAATAATAATAAAACTATCAGTCCAAGTCTAGCTGAAAATCTAAAAACCAGCGGTATTCGTATCAATGAAAAACAACATCAACAATTACTTGAGTATGTAGGATTTGACGGAATGAGTTTTGATATGTTGAACCGTGCTATTGAAATCACTTCGGGAGTTCATCAACCTAGCTTTAACTATCTAAAAGCAATTTTGGAAAAGTGGAAAGAAAAAGGGTTTACTTCACTTGAACAAGTGGATGAACACGAAGAAGAAAGACGAAGTTCTAAAAACTCAACTCCAAAAAGCAGGCGTGTTGGGAACTCAATCATCCAAATGTATGAGGGAGAGTTACCTTTTTAGAAAGGAGGTTGAATGGAAAAATTAAATTTAGATCCAATCTATTATGTAAACGAAAACGAGATATGCAAGAAGCATTCTTGTTATATGTGGACGTTTAAGCATCCAGTAAGAGCGAAAGGAAGAAAAACACCTTACCAGCCTACATTTTGCCCCGAATGCCAAAGGGAAGACATGGCAAGGGAGCAAGAAAAGATGATTGGTGAAGCGTATATCACATCTATTCTTTCAAACACTTTTGGAGTGCTAGAAAGAAATAGCATCATGCCAAACGGCATGAAAGAAGCTAGTTTTAATACGTTCACGGTCAATAACGAGATTGACGAGAAAGCGAAAAACTACGCTTTGAGAATAGCAAGACATTATTTCAAAGACGGTAAAGGCAATTCAATCATTCTTGGAAAAGCTGGACGAGGTAAAACGCATTTAGCTATTTCAATCGCTAAGAAGTTAAATATTGACTTCAAAGCGAATAACAACCCTAAAAGCGTACTCTTTGTGAACGTTCCTACCATGTTCCAGAAAATCCAAAGCGGATTTAGTCAGAAAGATGCACGGACAACGGACGAATGGTTGGAACTACTCAAGAAAGTTGATTACTTGATCTTAGATGACTTTGGAAAAGGCGAGCAAACGCCTTGGAAAATGGATTTCATGTATAACTTGCTAGATGCAAGAGATAAGACAATCATCACAACTAACTTGACAGGAGCAGAGATGAAACAAACATTTGATAGTAGTCTAGTCAGTCGAGTAGCAAAAGGCGCAAAGGATTTGACTTTCAAATATCCTGATAACTCGGAAGATAGGAGGACATTACCATTTTAACGACAGAAGAAAGAAAAAAGTTGATAGAGTATTTTGAGAAAAACCACTATCAACTATCAACACTATTAAAAGAACGCTTACTGATTACAACAGATGAGCGTTTCACTCACAAACTGCAAGAAATGACTTACTATTCAATGAACGGTAGCGTTTATCAGTTTGCAAAATAAAAAAGTACCTACGGGAATAGGCACTTATCAAAATTATTCTATAAGAATTATAACACGAGGAAAGAAAAAATGAAAGTAAATATATACGCTTTCGGACGAAAAATTGAACAAGACGAAGAAATTATTGTACCAAAAGGACATCATTTCTACAACGTACTTGACGGAATTTTTAACAATTTACTAGATCGTGAGGGTATCGCATGAAGTTACTAGACAAACTTACAAAATGGTTTTTTAACAATGAACCAAAAGAAAAAAATATTGATTGGAAAGAAGCTGCACTTCTTTTTTCAGAAGAAAACATACATTTAAGAAAACAACTTAAATACTGGATACAAGCATATTCAGACCAAAAAAAAATAAATGAAATCAACGAGGGAAAAGAGAAATGACAGAACCAACTTTAGCAAGCCAATTTTTAGGAATTACAACAATCATGACTTGTTTGTTTATCGCATTGCTTTTGATTGCATATGGCGAACAAAAAGCAAAACGACAAAAAGAAGAACAAGAAAAACTGGATCGAGCAATTATTGAAGTGTATCAGCAAGGCAGAAAGCAATTCAATAATATCGCTCGTGAAAACATTAGAAATTGCGACAGAAAATTCACGTTTGACACACAAGCGCCCGTAGGTCTTAGACCTGACTTACTAGCACTACCACAACCAAAGGAGCAATAACATGAACACTTATGTTTGGGAATGTGGTTGTTGTGACTGCGGACATGAATTTGAATATACAGGAAGTTATCCACCTATCGAGTGTGAAAAATGCGGAAGTGAAGAATTAAGATTTATATTTATTGGGAGAGAATATGACTGGTAGAGAATTGAATAAAACAGAAATTAAAGTTTTGAACCTTATCACGAATAGAGCAAGTTTTGAAGAACCTATCAAAGCTGAAAAAATTAGACAAGAAACAGGACTAACAAAACGAAGTTTAGAAGAAGTGATTGAGAGTTTACGAGTGAATTTCAAGCATCCAATCGTAGCGAAGAAAACACAACCGAGCGGGTATTACTTACCACGAAACGAAGACGAGCGACAGGCTGGACTTGCACCATACAGACGGCAAATCCTAACCGAGCAAAAGAACTTGTCCATCGTTATGGCCGTGGATTTAGAGAAGTATTGGAAGTTAGAGCATGATTGAAGAACTACTTGCAGAAATTGGTAAATGGCGCTCTGATTACATACATCTCGGAGTTGAACTCGGAGAAATTATCAACGAACAACAAGATATTATTGTAAAACTACAAAATGAAAACAAACGTTTGAAGCGTGAAAATTGGAACCTTAAGAAGACGAAAGGAAGAAAGAAATGACAAACGAACTAACACACAAACAATTTTTTAACTCACCAGCAGTAAAGCAGAAATTCTCAGAAGTTGTAAATGGGAACGGTCAGCAATTCGTGGCCAGTCTACTTAGCATCGTAACAAATAACAACCTACTAGCTAAAGCTACAAATGAAAGCATCATGACCGCTGCAATGAAAGCTGCAGTCCTAAACCTACCAATCGAGCCAAGCCTTGGTTATGCGTACATCGTGCCTTACAAGAACCAGGCGCAGTTCCAGGTAGGGTATAAAGGGTTGATTCAGCTTGCACAACGAAGTGGACAAGTGACACGTCTGAATGCTGGAGAAATCTATGAAAGCCAGTATAAAGGTTTTAACCCACTGACTGAGGATCTTGAAGTAGATATGACTGCTATTCCAAAAGAAAAAGAAAAAGTAGTAGGCTATTTCGCATTCATGCGATTGGCCAACGGATTTGAAAAAACTGTCTTTTGGACTAAGGAACGAGTCCAGGCTCACGGTAAGAAGTACAGTCAGTCATTTTCTAGCAAGTATAGCCCGTGGCAGTCTGACTTTGATGCTATGGGTCGTAAAACTGTATTAAAGCACATGCTTTCAACCTATGCACCACTTTCCACTGAATTGCAGGAAGCCATCGTTGCAGATAACGCAGACAGTACAATCTCAAACAAGAACGAAATTAAAGACGTTACTCAAGAGCCAGTTGCTGAAACATTGGACGGTATTTTAGGAGCTCCTAACACGCCCACAGAGGGCAATAACGTAGTAGAGGGAGAATTTACCGCAGAAACCAAAACAACCCCAAAAACGGGCAAAAAAACGGCAAATCCTGACGAGTTAGCCTCTACCGAATATCCTACAGATGAAATTCCAGACTTCGACGAAGAAACAGGCGAGGTTTTTGAAGAAATCAGCTTGCTAGAAGGCAACACAACCAATATTAAGGAGCAGTAGTCATGGAAGAACTAACACAAGAGAACTACTACCAAGACACAAGCTGGTTGACCAACTCACGGTTTAAATGGTATCAGCAATGCCAAGCTAAGGCATTTGCCCTTGATAGTGGCCAGTGGGTAGAAGAGAGGGACGAGACCCCTCTCCTACTCGGCAACTACGTTCATAGTTACTTTGAAAGCGAAGAAGCGCATCAGCAGTTTATGGCTGAGAATGGCGAGAAGCTACTTGCCAAGACTGGCAAGAATAAAGGAAACCTCAAATCTGAATTTGTGATTGGCGACAAGATGATTGAGAGCCTGAAAGACGACGAAGGGTTCAATCGCCTGTACCATGGATACTCATCGGATGACGTTCAAAAAGAATTGATTGTCTATGGCGAAATCGAAGGCGTGCCAGTCAAAGGTAAACTAGACAGTGTAAATCTGAGCCGTGGCTACTTTGTGGATCTAAAAACCATGAAATCCATCTATTCTGAGGAATGGAGCGCAGAACTCAAGAAGCGAGTGCCTGCCGCAGTCAATAACATTTTGAATTTTGGGTATCACGGACAACTTGGTCTGTATCGTGAACTCTTAAAGCAAATGACAGGTAATGACTTTAGACCTTACATCGTAGCGGTTAGCAAGGAGAACGTGCCAGACCGTGAAATTCTGAAAATCGATGATGAACGGCTTGAGGAAGGACTAGAAAAAATCAAGTCTGAAATTGTCGAAGTTTGGGACGTGATTCAGGGAAAACAGAAGCCTAAGGAGTGCGGACATTGTGACTACTGTAGAAGTCATAAGAAACTAGGTACAGTCGTCACTCTGAACGACCTGATTGAAATGT